ATATGCAAGTCAATGTGTATTGAATTGCCATACATATTATCTACTGCAGATAAGTCAAAGAAAACAACCTTTGACCATGTATACTCACCAGGTCCACACTCAGATATAATTGTTGAATACTCAGATGAGTTCTTATCAGGAGAGTTCAATAGAGATTGCCTCTTTGTTGCATGGTTTCATTTTATGTGTCATGGTATTAAAGTATCAGATAAGATTAATACTAAATTGAGAGTAATGAACGGTAAAATCCTACAGAAAGATAAGTATAATCTAGTTTTAAAAGAGAATCCAGATTGGACTTTCATTGAGAAATTTGAAAATGGTGGTATGAATATACATGATAATGACCCTATTTTCTATACAGAAACTTACACGGAGTATGAGTCAAGGTCAATAAATACATAAATAGATGTATACATTATGTATTTAGTATTATGGCAAAGAATTTAAAAAGCGAAGAGGTAATCAATATGATTTCAAAGAAGATAACTTTGAAAAAGGAACTTCGTGCCGCAAAAAAAGAATCTGATACCAAAACAATATCTAAATTATCTAATAAAATAGATAAAATAGAAGACAAATTGCACTCCACTCCGCTCTCAAAAACCTAAATACTAGTATAAAAACCTAGTTAGAGGATTCAAATGGGCATATATCAAGACGAAATAGACAACGACATTCAACCTGCTATTGATAAAAAGGAAGTTGAGTTAGCTGCTATCAACGAAAAACTAACATTCTTAGAAGGATTAGCTGCAGATGTGACTGTGGACCAGTTTCATACGGCTGCCTTAGCTTCTGGAAGTGCAGAAGTTAGAAGTATGGGTTTTGATGGTGATACCAGCGACATTACTGATGAAGAATTAAGAGCAGAAATTGCACTAGTTATAAGTGAATGTAAAACCAGAAAGGGTACACATGCGACATACACTGCATTTAAAGACACAACTGTTAAAGGTGATGCCTCTTCAATGAAATGGATTACTACTAGTTTGCAAGATGAAATATCTGCATTAAATAGTAAGAAATCATCATGGGCAGCTAAAGAATTAGACCCAACTGATACCACTGCATACGATGTAATTGCACAACCAGTAGACTAAACACAACTTTCAAAACACATAAATAGTAGACAAACACACTAAAAAGGTGTATAATCTACTATTATGGGCGCAAAAAATCTACATTTAGAACACTTAGAAGACGAGATTATCAATCAAGGTATTGATGGTGGTCGTGGTGCGATAAACTTTCTGCAAGGTTTAAGAGACATGTTGAAAGGAAATTCTAATAGTTCTGTAAACATGACTGTTAAATGGGATGGGGCACCTGCAATCTTTTGTGGAAAACATCCAGAGACAGGTCAATTCTTCGTTGCAAAGAAATCACTATTCAACAAAACACCATTGTTCTATACTTCAGAAAAAGAAATCAACGATGCATCTGAACTCTCAGGTCAATTAAAAGAAAAGTTTCTAACATCATTTAAATATCTATCTAAGTTATCTTGGAATACAATCATGCAAGGTGATTTGATGTACACCAACGATAAGAAAATGACTAAGATAGATGGTAAATCATTCATCACATTCCAACCAAATACAATTATGTATGCAGTAGATATAGACTCCAAGTTGGGTAAAACTATTGCAAGTTCTAAAATGGGAATTGTATTTCATACTACATACAGTGGTTCTACAATCGAAGATTTAGGTGCCAGTTTTGGTGCAAATACATCAAGTTTAGGTAGTTCATCAGATGTATGGGTAGATGATGCAACATATAAAGATGTGTCTGGAAACTCCACAATGACTGCAAAAGAAACACTTAAACTTACACAGGTCTTATCAGGAGTTGGTAAATCATTTCATGGTATCACTAAGAAAGACTTACAGAAGTTCATGGAATTACAGTCAACAATAAATCAAAAAGGTGCAGGTGCATCTTACAAGACATATTGTAATGCACAAATAAGAGGTGGGTCTTTTAAACCAACATATGCAGGATATATGAAACACTTTGAAAACTATTGGAGAGATAAAGTAGTTGGAAAAGTTAAAATGGAAAAGACTAAAGAGATTAAGAGAGAGATTGGTGAACAATTGTATAACGAACTTCGTGCATTGAACAAGTTCATTACTAATCTAACTAAGTTTATGGAAGGTCTTGTTGTTGCAAAACAGATAATCATTGTTGCCCTAAATAGAGTAAAGAGTATAGGAACTTTCAAAAAGACTGCAACAGGTTTTGAAGTTGTAAATCCTGAAGGTTATGTTGCAATAGATAAAACAGGAAGTGCAGTCAAATTAGTAGATAGAATGGAGTTTGCATACAATAACTTCACTGCACAAAAGAATTGGGATAAGTAATGGGCAAATTAAAATCATTCGGAACTTTCGCACTACCAGATTATCCTGCTCAAACAGATATAGAGTTTAAAGAGGATGATTGGGTTGTTGGTGACACACCTAAACCTTATCACTATGACACAAGTAAAAGTGGTGTTGAGAATATGAAAATACTAGCAGGTTTAGTTAAGAAAGATAGAGAAGATATGTCATGAAAAAATTAAGTTCATTTTTAAAAGAAGGAAAGGATAAAGGTGTAGTATTCACCTTTGGTCGTTTCAATCCACCTACTACAGGTCATGCAAAGTTAGTAGACAAACTCAAAAAAGAATCAAGTGGTGGATATCAAGTAATGTTATTCACTTCACACTCAAACGACCCTAAGAAAAATCCATTATCACATAAAGACAAGATTAAGTATCTTCAAAAATTCTTTGGTAGAATAGTTGCAAATGTCGCTGCAAGAACTGTATTTGATATATGTAATGAATTGCAGAAACAGGGATATAACAGAGTAAAAATGGTCGTTGGTTCAGATAGAGTCAAAGAGTTCGAAACACTATTAAAGAAATACAATGGTGTCAAAGCAAGACATGGATATTACAACTTCAATGAGATACAAATAGTATCTGCAGGAGAAAGAGACCCAGATGCCGATGATGTTTCAGGAATGAGTGCATCAAAACTCCGTGCATTGGCAGAACAAGGTGATTTCGAAGCATTCTCTAAAGGAGTTCCTACAAGAAACAAAAAAGATATAGAGAATCTATACAAAGATATTCGTAAAGGTATGGGTATTGTTGAGTCAACACTACCAGAATATATGATAGAAGACTTAATAGACGAGGGAGTCTATGACCCAGGAACATTCAAAGCAGTGTTCTTAATGGGAGGTCCAGGTTCAGGTAAATCTACTGTTGTTAAGAAACTAGGTCTGAAAGCATTGGGGTTAAAACTTGTCAATACTGATACTGCTTTTGAATCAGGTCTAAAGAAAGCAGGATTATCCCTAGATTTAAGAAATATTGATTCAAATGTCAGAGATGGTATTCGTGCCAAGGCAAAAAAGATTACTGGTAATGCAATGGATAGATACATTGAAGGTAGACTTGGTCTTATATTTGATACTACCAGTGCTAAATCATCTAAAATTGTAAACTATAAGAAGATGTTAGATGAATTGGGGTATGAGTACAAAATGATATATGTCAATGCATCATTAGACAATGCACAAAAACGAAATGAGATGAGAGCAAGAAAACTTCCACCTGAAATTGTAAAAGGTGATTGGGATTCAGCTCAAAAGAATCTAAAACAATTCAGAGGAATCTTTAAGAAAGACTTTATAGAAGTCTCAAACGATGATGATATAAAAACCTTAGATGCAAAGGCATCAAAACTATTCAGTTATTTACAAGGTTGGTCATCTAAGTTTCCTGGTAACAAGAAGGCAACTTCTTGGAGAGAATACGAATTATTACTGAAGAAAAAGGGATAAATAGTTATTATGGATATACTAGACCAAAATATCGCAGAAGCAAAGAAAGTTGCACAAGATAAAGATGTAAAATCTCGTGATGGAACTCAACCTAAGAAATACTTCGATAAGAAAGGTGATGATAAACTTGCAAAGTCTACTAAACAAGATAGAGCAAGACACTTCGAAAAGGGTGCAAAGAAAGACGATGATGATTCTAGTGCATATGAACCTGCTCCAGGTGATGCACAAGCAAAAACAAAACCCTCAAAACACACAAAGAAATTCAAAAAAATGTTTGGTGAAGATGCAGTTGCCGCTGCAAGACTGAAAGCAAATCAAGCAGATGAACAAGATAGACAAAAAGACAAACACGAAAGAGAAGTCGAAAAGTTAAAACAGAAACACGAAAAGGAAAACGAAAAACAAAAGGCAGAAGACGAGAAAGAAAAAGAAAATGAGTTGATGCAAAAACAGAGAGAGGCACAACGAGAAGAAGTTGAACTTGAAGAAGAAGGTGCTGCCGATAAGTCGCTCAAAAAGAAAGCCGATAAAACAGGCATATCTGTTGGTATACTTAAACAAGTATATAAAAGAGGTGTCGCTGCATGGAGAACTGGTCATAGACCAGGTACAACTCCTGAGCAGTGGGGACACGCAAGAGTAAATAGCTTTATCACTAAAGGTTCTGGTACATGGGGTAAGGCAGATAAAGACCTTGCAGATAAAGTCAGAGGTGAATCTATAGAAGAAAGATATGCAGATACACTAAGAGACAGAAATAAGTCTCAACAAAAGGCACATCAAAAAGCAATGATGAAGTCTGCAAAAAAATCTATCAAAGACTATGATAAAAGAAATAAGAATAAGAATGAGGAGAAACTAGAAGAAGCATGCTGGGATGGTTATGTTCAGAAAGGTTTCAAGATGAAAAATGGTAAACAAGTACCAAATTGTGTACCTATCAATGAAGGCAAACTGGTCACTAGTTACCATGATATCATAGACCTCATACAAGGTAAAATCAAAAAGAAGATTGAAAAGGAATACGAAAAGTCTACTGAAAAGGGATTAAAACTAATCAATGACCTTGGTGCAATGATAGGGCATAAAGCAACTGATAAAAAACAGGAAAAAGGAAAACTATTCTTAAAATTTGGTGAAGAAATGATGCCAGGTAAAGGCAATGTATCTGATGATGGTGTTTGTGAATTAGGAACAGATGATATAAGAAAGAAATACCAAGCAGATACACCAGGTCAATCAGAAGAAGCATACATTAAAGAGACTGAGAAAGCATTTCACGAACAACAAAATAGAGCAAAGAAAAACTTCAAAGATGTGTTTGGTAATCCACTAAAAGGTTATCCTGCAAACGAAGATTTTGAAGTAAAAGAAATTAAATAACATGAAAACATTGAAAGAGGTTGCAATCGAGGAAACCCTAGATGCAATGCAATCTGAGGGAACCAATCTCTTAGACAATCCATTTAGACTAGGTTCTATGATGTATTTTGAATGCATCAATGAAGCAAGAAAACTAGTATCAGAAAACAAATACACACTAACAGAAGTTGATAAAAACATCTTAGAGACTGATATAGGGTCATTTGAAGTATATGAAGGTGAATTAGTACCTTTAGACTGCCCTATGTTTGAAGAGGATGAAAAAGAACCAGAACTCAACAAACCTAAAGTTGGTGGTCCTAAAAAATATTATGTCTATGTAAAAGACGGAGACAAAATAAAGAAAATCACATGGGGTGATACAACAGGTCTCAAAGTCAAAATCAATAATAAGAAAGCTGCCGATTCATTCGCGGCAAGACATGATTGCAAAAACAAAACAGACAAAACAAAAGCAGGATATTGGGCATGTAGATTGCCTCATTATGCAAAACAACTCGGTTTATCAGGTGGAGGAGACTTTTTCTGGTAAAACCTATATACTTATATTATGAACAAACTATACCATACATACGCATACGAAAATAGATATGCAGAAGTTTTTAAAAACGATAAAGGATTTGAAGTAGAACTTTATGAGAATGAAAAATTGGTGGAAACACGAGAAGTTCATGCTCATAGTGAATCATATGCAGAAGATGTCGCAGACAATTGGGTACAAGGAATAATAAACATACCTGAGAAAGAAGGCAGTTTTTATGGTTACAATGAAAAGAACGACAACTTCTATCCTGGATTAGATGACTAAACCATATAAAGAAGAGGTTTTAGAACAACACGGAACAGGTAAAATGTTCAAAGTTAGAACTTTTGAACACACTGTTGATAATGATGAACTTGTTTGGCACAGAGACAAACGACATCGAACTGTTCATGTATTAAGTGGAAATGGGTGGAAACTACAAAAAGATGATAGTTTACCTGAAGATTTGACAGTCGGAAGGGATTACTATATTTTAAAAAATAGTTACCATAGATTAATCAAAGGGGAAAATAACCTAGTTATTCGCATAGAAGAGTAGGTATCGAACTAAAATATATTATAAATAATACTATGAGTTATAAGTCAGAAAACTGGAAAGAAAAACTAGAAGAAGTGCGTATGCATGTTGCCTTAAAAGAAGGCAGTGTGGAAAAAAGTGCAGATGACATACTAAGTGACCAAATAGATGAGGAACTTGCAACCTTTTTTGTAGAAGATACACAAGAAGTTATTTTAGAAGCATCTTCTGGTTCAATGATTGATAAGTTATTCAATCTTAAAGGTGATAAAGACGCTCAATATGGTGTTGCAAAGATGCTAAGTATGACTGGTGTTAAAGTTGTACAACAAATGCAGAAGCAAAATCCAAAAGGATTTACAAGTCTTGTTGTTCAATTAGGTAAAGAAAAGAAGATTACATTACCAACAGACAGTAAACTACAGAAAATGTTTAAAGATGCAGGTGTCAAACCTCTACCAGAAGAAACAGTAGAAGAAGTTAAAGAAGAGAAACTTTCTGTTGAAAGAACAATAACAAAACTCACTGAAAAGAACATGTTAGGTCGTTTATCTAAGTCCCTTAGACTAGATGAAGAAGGCAAAGAAAAATTATTCAATTATTTCGATAAAGGGGAATTAGAACAATGAAATTTACATCACTAGGGTTATCAAATGACCTATTGGAAGCATCTAGGTCAGTCTTAGAAGGTTCTAAAGAATATCAAGACTTTTTTAAGTCAGCACTCAAAAAGTTTGGTGTCACTTCACCTGCTGAATTCAAATCAGATGAAGAAAAGAAGAAGTTCTTTGACTATGTAGACAAAAACTACAAAGGTAAGAATGAAGAGTCTGAAATAGACGAAGCAAAACCAAGTAAGAAGTTTATCAAACTTGGTGATGATGCTCAAAAAAAAAATCTAAAGAGTGTTGATGAATCATCAAGGGATTATTACAAACAAGTAGATGCTCTTATAGCAAAGCACGGTAATGAAAAACCTTTCATTTACAAGGCACCTAAGTTAAATAAAATTTTAAGTGACCTTACAAAATTAATGAAGAAGGAGAAA